AAGGTGTTTTATTATTTGTACCAAAGTTCAAATAACATTTTAATGGCCCATTCATCTCCAATTTTATTTCTTTTGCTTTGGTTTTTCCACCCATATTAGACAATTCATAATCGGCTTTCGCTTTAGCTTTTGAAATTGCTTTTAATGAAATTGGTACCAAATCTTTAGAATCAATTAAAACTCTCATGTATTGATTCATTGAATATATGTTTGCCATTTCATCTGAACTTTTTGTAATCTCATCAAATTTCTTTTTGATAGCATTTTCTTTTGTTCTTCTCACCATATAAATGTCGGCTGGATCCCAATTGTCTTTGGTCTTAACACCACAACGGGTTTTAGCAATATCTTCCAAGAAATACATAAACCCATTTCTTTCATCACGGGAATAATTGTATCCTTTATTATTTCCCAAATATTCTTTAAGTGCTTTTGCTTGTTTGGCATAAGTACTTAACCACAAATCTCTGAGTTTTAAATCTTTTGCTAAATCTGGATAAACTTTAACTAAAACACCAAATAATTCGGCTTCACTTGGTACACGTGAACTCTCAATGTATTTTTCAAAATACACTTTTGAACCATTTTCTTGTTTAGCTGTATCTCTTGCGTCACCGGCCATTTGTAACCCCCAAAAATATTATTTATCTGATGATTTGGATATCCTTTCCGGATGTCCAAACCTCCAGTTCATTTCGTAGCCGGTTCTCATTATATAAGGTTTCATACCGATTGCAAGCCTTATTTCGCCACCATTCAATCAAGTTTACCAGATTGTGTTTTTCATAGTTTTCACCAGGAATAAGTACATCCGTCTTACAGTTTACATAGTCAGCCATGTTTTTAAAACCATAATCACTGATGTAATATCTTTTCTGCTCTGTCAACCCTTTAGCCTTCTCAATCGTTGCTAAGAATGTATCCCCTTCAGATGTACCTTTAAGTGCTGCTTTAGTGAGTGAAATAATCTTCATAGAGATTTTTAGTTTCTTACTAGAAGCATCTTCCTCAACCAAAGGTCCAACTTTATCTTGTACAAAATCACGAAGGTCGGAATAAGGTTTACCATGCATCATTGGTAGAAAATCAGAATCAGTCAGACCTTTATATCTGATATATGGTTTCATACCATCATATTGTGAAACAGTCTTTGAAGAACCATACAAACTGGTAGTTTCAAACAGACATAGATTCATACCATACTTTTTATTCACAATCTCACGGACTTCATGTGAAGTACAGATTGCAGCCAGAAGTTTACCACCAAGGTAATTATATCCGAATGGTTGTGCAGGTACAATAACAAAACCCATCATTGCAGAGTTATTGAATCGTTTACCCCACTCAGGTTGTTGCGTAAACACTTGTCCAAGCATTTCATTACGAGGTTTACAGTTGATTACTGGTGAACCAAGACGAATGAATCCTACATACTTTCCTGTGGTTGTTTCACGCACTGCCACTTTGACATTACGACCAACAGGAGGAATGTTTACATGAGATGAGGTAATGTTCAGTAGATTGGTCCATGTTTCATTATCAATTTCAACAACCTCAAAATTCATATCCTTTGGATGCATGGTGAAATCTTGGAACAATTCATCTTCAATCGGAAACAAAGGATTTGATGGTAGTTCAGCCAGAGAATTTAATTTCTGGTCACGCATGTATTCATCAATACGGTCAAAGTTACCAAAGTAATCTTCAAATACTTTGGCACAATGGACTGCATCATTAAATTCTAACTTCATACTTTAAATCCACTAAATTGTTTTTTCTGTGGTCGTTCACGGTCACCAAATGTATTCAGTGGTTTATCATTACCAGAATCTGTAATATCATTTTGTGCAGATTGTTCCACATCATATAACCTCATCTTAGAACGGTCAACACCAACACTGAAACGCTTATACATTGTTGGGTCAGCATAACGATTCTTCAACTGTTTCACCATAATCTGGCCAAGTTCTTCAAGTTCTTCCGAAGAAATCAAAGCAAACATAAAGTCTGCTGTTGCAGGTAAACCAAAAGATTCTGATGTATCTTCCAAACCTGGATCACTACTGTTGAAACCACTACGAGTTGTTTGTGTTGCACTTACAATAGGTACATTATACTCTACTGCCAGACCACGAAGTTCTTCAGCAATAGATTTAACATAAGTGTATGAATTGATATTGGCACCAGCCTTGATACGAGAAGAACAACAGATGTTCAAATAGTCAATAAAGATAAGGTCAGGCACAAAAGACTTTTTCAAATTCAATTCATTTAATAGTGTTCTAAAGTGTGTTGCAGAAGCCGATGCAGTTGGATATTCTTTGATGATTAATTTACCAACAGTCTTGTCACGGAGTTTTTCAATCTTCTTGTCATACATCTCCTTAGGAAGATTCAACAAATCATCAACTGTAACATTCAGCAAGTTAGCATCAATACGCTCAGCAATCTTTTCTTCTGCCATTTCCATAGTGATGTACAATACATTCTTACCTTGTACCATTGCACCTGCGGCAACATGACACATAAACAATGATTTACCAACACCAGTTCCTGCCAAAGCAATGTTCAATGTTTTCTTAGGCAAACCACCTTTGGTTATCTTATTGAATAATTCAAGGTCAAATGGAATTCTTTCTTCTTTCTTGTGATAGAATTCATATCGTTCATCGGAGTTTTCCAAATAATCATGACCAACGGAACTATCAAAAGAAATTGCTAACGCATCGGAAAGTAATTTAGGTATTGACCCTTTATCTTGGGTCTTGTCTTTACCGTCAAGGATGGAAATAGACCCCAATACAGCATTGTATATGGCCTTCTCTTGGCAGAATTTTTCGGTCTTATCAACCAACCATTCAATCTTGGAGAGTTCTTCTCTAGTTTTAGCAATCTCTTGTAAATTAGTTTCGCACTTCTCCACTTCTTCATCTGTGAAATTTCGCCTCTCTTTGATGGCCAATTCAAGTGCTTCAACCGTTGGTGTAGAGTTGTAAGTTTCCGTGAATTTGGAAATCTCAGTGAAGATTGCTCTATCGGTCCTATCTGTAAAGTAGTCCTCTCTGATGAAAGGTAGTACCTTACGCAAGTATTCTTCATTATAAATCAGATTCTTTAGAATCGTTTGTTCCAGTCTCATCAATCACTTCCTGTTCCATGTTAGATGACATTATTTCTACCAATAAGTCACCAATATAATTTTTAAAGTCATCATCTTTTTCCAGTTTAGATGGCTTCTTAACTGGTGATTCTAACACATCATAAGCAAAAAGTAAATAGACCTGTTCGTTTTCTTCCTTAAATTTAACTTTACCATATTTGAATATGGTGTCTTTATAAGGGCCGTCCAAAAATTTAATGTTGACTGCTGTTGTATCATCCTTTGGATAGATGAAGCAGTAATCTATTCCTTCTACCATATCATGTACCATTCATAGTTTCAACATCAAATGTTTCATCAATGTTACTTGTCATAATTTCTCCGGCTGCTACACGGTATTTGTTCTCAATGAAATCACGGAAAGATTTCTGTTTAAGAATAGGCATCCAGAAGTCTTTGGTGTCGGTGTCCTTCTCACGGTAATTCTTTTCTTCAATCACACCGTCAGCATCAACACGCTGATACCAACCATTCTTTGGTTTTACCACATGTTTGGATTCAAGCGCAAGCTCAAGTAAGCCAGACCAAGTGCTGATACCACCGTCAAAAGATACAGAGACAGGTATTTTAGATTTTTCTTTGACATATCTAGATTTTTCTACATTGATAATGAAGTTGTAACCGGTAACTTCTGTACCGTCTTTTTCTTGTTGTCTACCAATAATGAAGATATTATCAGCAGAGTAGTATGAACCTGTACCACCACCAACAATATCTTTAGGGAACATACCAATCTCTTTGTATGTGTGGTTAACAACAATCATTGGAATGTCTTTCAAAGACAAGTGAGGTGTTACCATACGGAACAAACTCTTAACTTGCTTGGCACGGGACATATCAGCAACTGATTTCTCTGCCAAGGCATCTTCAACTTCTTTCTTAGATGCCAAGTTACCAATCGAATCAATGACGATAATCAATTTATCACCACGTTCCAATTGTGTTAACTGAGCCATCACATCGAATTTGAGTTGTTCAATATCTGTAAGAGGAGTATGGAGCACCCTGTTAGTGTCGATACCAAAAGAATCGAAATAAGACTGCGGAGTACCAAACTCCGAATCATAGAATAGAAGTGCTGCATCTGGATATTTGTCCAAGTAAGATTTGGCCATCAACAAAGAAAATGCTGTCTTAAAATGCTTGGATGGACCTGCCCACATTGTAAGACCTGGTGTTAGACCTCCATCTAACTTACCAGAAAGTGCCACATTAATAATTGGCACTGCGGTTGGAATCATATCTTTATCATTAAAGAATTTTGATTTAGCCAAGATAGCAGAATCTTTGATGCTGCTGTTCTTTTTAATTTTTTCTAATATACTCATAGTTTCATCCTTTAAAATTTACCACCATCACGAACATTTTTTTCTTTGAACGAATAAGGTTCTTCATAATCATACTTAGGTTCAAGTGATTTAACAGGTACATGATGTTCTTCATGCATTCCTGGTGCCACATGAACTTCTACTTTTTCATGTGTGATTGGTGGTATGGTTTCACCAGTCGCATCATCAATCACAATCATGTTATCTTTTTTTACTTCCACAGTTTCTTGTTTTGGTTCTGTAACAACAGGTATTGCTTCAGGTATTGGTTCAACGGGTGCAACCATTGGTTTTAAATTTTCAAAGTGTTTGAATGGTTGTTTTAAGTATGCATACGGATCAACCGATTCAGGTTTTGGTGGTGGTTCTTCTACTACCTGCCTGACTTTTACAAATTTATCTTTTTCACCTATCGACATATTGTATGCAATCAACAATAGAATTGCCAGTGGATCAAATACAACAATAATTAATAATATAACAAGTCTTACCGCTTTGTCGATAATGTCACCAGAAGCCTCCGAACCGTATGCCAAGGCTGCAATGTATTTGATTGGACCAACATCCGCTTCAATCTTTTTAAGCTCTGTAGATAGAGGCGCACGTTCCTCGGAGTATTTGGCAATGGCGGCCTGTGACTGTTGAATTTCTTGTAGTATTCTAGTCCTATCTTTCTGTTGGGAACGCCGAATTGCTTGTGCTGTAGCGGCACCTTTTTCATCCGTTGAGCGACCCATCGTTTGGTCCACAACCTCATCATACTGTTTAATTGCCTTACGGTTGGCCTCGACATTCTCTTTCTCCGTTTTAATCTTTTCATCCATTAATGCAATCTTATCTACAAGTGGTGCATTATCTGCTGAATGTTCCAAGTGTGCCTTTGATAAGAAACCAAAGATACCCATAGAGGTAATCAACATCAAAATAGTAACTGCTATTGACAGATATGTTTTGATTAGTATAGGACATTCTTTCCAGTTTCTGTACAGCCAAGATACAGTTACAAGTTTCGATGCTTCAAGTATCGAACCCATAATAATAACTGGCCAGAAAGAACCTGGAAAGATTTGCGCTAAACCAATAACAGAATAATAACCAGCAACGGCAGATAAGGCTATTGCTGTTAGTAATGTTAAAAATATCATGAAAAGAAGTCCTCTAAAGAATTACCCTTCTCAGTTTTCCAACCAATACATTCTAAAATTGCACGAACTGGATCCAAGAAAGTTTTGTCGAATTGTAAATCATAATCAACATACTTGTCAAGCTCAAATTCTTTTGGCAATCTTGATGGGTAAGAAATAACGGTATCTTTAAATGGGTTTGGCATCTTCAAATAGGTGAACTTAATCTTCTCACCCTCTTTGATTAATTCATATTTTTTGGTAAGACCAAGTTGTTTCAAATGGTGATTATAAAGAATGGCACCTTTCACATGAATTGGTGTACCTTTTTTGTACAAGGTTACCGCATCAGAATAATTCTTCAAACCATTCATACCACGGGGTGTAGAAATGGCTTCTGGTGGTAACGCCTTGAATTCTTCTCTAAAGTCTGCAATGAATTTATGAATGTCTGATTCTGTACCAGAAATCATCAACTTGATTGATTCTTTCATCTTCTCACGGATAGCCGCAGGTGTAGATGATTTGACCATTTCAAGACCCATGACTTTCATCTTAGGTTCGGCATACTGCACACCTTCGTTATTGTAGATGTTTAGTATGTAACGCTTCTTGGCAGTCCAGATACCTTTATCTGCCAAGGCTTCTCGTTTCATTTGCATTTTTTGGTCGTATGCATGGACATACGAAGCAAGCTCCTGATAACTCTTGTCGATATACGGTTGCAACTTATCTTCACAGACACGATCCATGAAGGAGATGAGTTGATTAATGTCTGTCTTTTTAGAATACACCTTTTCAACAAGCGGACCAAGATTAAGATATATTGAATCTGTGTCTGAGGCGATAACATAATCTTTTTCATCTGTACTCAACAGTTTGTTCATGTATTGGTTGATTTTGTTTTCAATCCAACGAATTGAGAGCTGGCCTGCCGTAGTAACTCCAAGTGCCATGCGTAGGTCATAAAACCTAAAATACTGACTTCCCAAAGCACCGTAGGCAGAGTTAAGGGAAACTTTCTTTGCGAGTTGGAGGTTGTCGTATCTGGCGATTCGTTTTTCAATTTCGTATTTTTTGGATTCATCTTTTTCATTCTCATATTCTTGTTTTGCCTGCAACATCAACTTCTTAAACTTCTTACGGTCTTCATACATTTCTTCCATCATCTTAGGTAAGAAACCTTGAAAGTCGGTTCTAAAGAATTGTCCGTTGGGTGTGATTGTGGCATTTTCCAAACTTGAAATGTCAATTTGTCTTTGCAAGAGTTTATCGACTGTAACACCTTGTGAGATGATTTCACGCATCGCTGGTGTATAATCACTTGGATCAATTAGAGTTTCTGGACTGATATTGTATTGCATCATCAAGTGAGGATACAAACTGTTCAAGTCAAAACTGGCCACATAACTATGTAGGCCAACCTGGACTTCTTTGACATACGCACCTTCAAAAGCAGTATCTTTTTCCTGTATCACTTTTGGTGGTACAATGATGTTTTGTTTCAACAGATAGGAATATGTCAGAGAATCCCACATACGAGTCTGTGCAAATACATCTTCGTAGTTTGATTTGGTGTCATATGCCAAAGTCAAAGCCAATTCAATCAACTTCAACTTATCTTCCAAACGGAGAATCAAGTCAACGTCTTTAATGTTATATTCAATAAACAGTTGGTAATTCAGTCTGTAAAGTTGGTGTAAGTTTTCATATTCATCATATGAAATCTTACCTTCACCAAGTTCTACCTGTGCAATGTTATCCAAACGATAAGATTCTTGTGACTTACCACCCGGCGCATACCATTTGTACAGTTCAATATAATCAAGTGATGCAACACCAACAATCTCATAGGCAATCAACTGACGGCCATTAATTACTGTTGTACGATTCTTAATGAAGTTCCATGGTGACAACTTCTTGGTATCATCTTCGCCAAGAATACGATTGAATCGGTTAATCAGATATGGAATATCAAAGAACTTGGTGTTCCAGCCAGTGATAACATCTGGACATTTACGAGTCCAGATTTCAACAAACTTTTTACAGAGAGACCACTCATCACGGCATTTGATGTATACTTCATTGCCTTTAGTCTCATAATCACCGCATCCAAGAACGATTGGTGCCTCACCAAGATATGTAATAGTGATGGCGGTGATAGGTTCATTGGCATCATAAGGGTCAGGGAAACCATTCTCTGAACCCACCTCAATGTCAATCACAGCAATAAGAATCTTGCTCTGGTCCCAATCAACCATGTCTGGATGTTGTTCGGCAATAAATGCATACTCATACCTTGTATTACCAAAGATACGAATGTTGGATACATCTTTGAATTGTTCAATGTAATTCTTGGCTTCATAGATGTTACCAAACAGTTTACGCTGCAACGGTTCGCCGTCTAAAGAACGATATTCTGTTTTTTTGTTGGTGGAAATATAAAGTGATGGTGAGTATTCAATCTTTTGCTTTACTCTTTTGCCATCTAAGACACCACGATAAAGAATGTTACCAGAAATAACCTGGACATTTGTATAAAAATTTGACATTAACCTGTAATAATTGATTGTGTTTTAGGAAGAATGATACCTGTACCAAAAATTTGGTTGTAATTGTTTACAAAATCTTCAGCAGGCACATAGGAGTATAACACATTTTTCTTGAAAATTGTATACTTTCGACCAGATTCAGGTTCTGCATGGATTGGCCATGGTGCAAATCCTACATTCGGTGCACCGTCCTTGCCACGGACAACTGCAATACCCACCGGATTGACTAGGATAAACTCAGATTCTGTTTCTGATTCAACTTCACCTAGAATTTCTTCATTGTTGATAAGTTTTAAGACTTGGATGTTCATAATGTT